AACAGATGATGCAGATGCAGCAACAGCTTCAGCAACTAACTCAAGAGAATGAACAGCTTAAAGCCATGTCGAGTGAGGTGGTTCGTAAAGAGATAGAGTTGCGTGAAAAAGACTTGGAGATTAAGCAAGCCAAGGCAGAGTATGACCTAATGGCTAGTGAGTCTAAGTTGGATTTAGAACGGGCTAAGTTCACTGCGGGTAACAGCATTGATAAGAAGAAAGTCAGGATAGACGAGTTCAAAGCTGAGACCGATGCAGAGTATAAGAAGGCTCAAGCTGTTATTAAGGAGAATGCAGTTGAAGCCAAGTTTGATACTGACGTAAGACTGCCGCCCACTGATATTAACATTGATACAGGTATTTAATTATGCCCAGTCTAGCAGTAAGGCTTAAGCAGCTTTCTGCCTTAGAGAAGGGCAGGATGGCACACTACATTAAGTACAATAAGATGAAGTTCTTTAAGCCATTAAAGTGGCAAGAAGAACGACTCTTTGTTGATGTAGCTGTTAGAGGTGTACTAGCGGCTAACCGTACTGGCAAGAGCTATGGTGGCTCTTATGAGACTGCCCTCCATCTAACAGGTGACTATCCTGCTGTGTGGAATGGGGCAAGGTTCGATGAACCTATTGATGCATTGGTGTTGGGGTATGACTTCATGCAGATGCAGAGACCTCAAGCCATTCTGGAACTATTGTTTGGGGAACCTAATGACATTGGTTCAGGGTTCATCCCCAAAGACAAGATAGTTGAGTCAAGGAAGCGTCAGGGCGGGTGTATTGACAAGATGTGGGTCAGGCACAAGTCTGGAGGAGTGAGTACTGTTTCAGTGGCTTCCTATGAGCAGGGGGACAGTAGCTTCCAAGGGGGCATCTTCCATTTCATCTTGATTGACGAACAGCCAAGAAATAACCGAATACTCCCACAGGCACTCAAGCGGCAATGGTCTTTGAAAGGAGATGGCAGGTTGCTGGCTGTATTTACCCCTGAATTGGGCCTGAATGATACCGCTGCTGCATTTTGGGACAAGGAGGGGATACATCATAGCGGGTTGATTAACGTATCGCTGTATGACCTTGTGGGAGACCTTTACACGCAAGAAGAAGTGGATGCTATGGTGGCAGTCATTCCACCTTGGCAAAGGGAGTTCTCTGTCTATGGCAGACCAAGTGCAGGTACAGGGGCAGTATTCCAAGGAATCAACAAGCAAAGCTTGGTGGAAGTGATACCTGAAGTGCCTGATGACTGGAAGCAGCTAATATCCATTGACCTTGGATTCCAAGACAACTGTGTTATAAGCCATCTAGCAGAGCATCCTATCAATAAAGAGCTATGGCTAGTACAGGAAAAGGTATTTAGTCAGACTGATGCAGTAATTATTGCTTCTTTTGTTAGGTCAATGCAGCAAGGCTTTATCCCATTACTGTTACCCAAAGATGCTAAGTTTGAACGTGGTTTAGGTGAAACCTACCAATCCATCTTTAAGGGGGAAGGATGTATAGTAGTTAATGAATTAGCAGCCAACTGGCGGTTACAGCCTAATGGTAAGAACAGTTCTATTAGTGCTGGTATTATGTATTTAAGAGACTTGATGCAGAAAGGCTTATTTAAAGTAACCCAGACTGCAACAGAGTTTTTAAAAGAGTTTGACCTGTATAGTTACAATGAGCAGGGCAAGTTTATAGATAAGCACAATCACGCTATTGACTCTGTTAGATATGGGAGTCAAGGCATTAGCAGATTTGGGGTTAGTAAACTGGAAGCCAGTTCAGCGAATGACTTGGATTGGGAAACCCATCTAGCTGAAGTAGCACCACTGTAGGGTATCCGTTAACTAAACTAAAATATGAACAGATTTATTATTAAGGGGTAAGCACTCATGGCTTTAGAAATTGCCAATTACATTAAAGAACTCAACTCTGCTAATCCAGTTGGAAGTCAAGATAGCGTTTCAACATTAGACGACCATGTAAGGTTGGTTAAGAAAACACTTATTCAGAGTTTTCCTGAAGTAGATGGAAGGGTTAATTTATCCTCTGCGGATATGAACCATCTCAAAAACAACTTTAAATGGGACTCAGTTAATGGGGCATGGGATGTTAATAATGTAGCCCTAACCAATGTAGCCTCAGTTGATGCGGATAGTGCGGTACAACCCAGAAGCTATAACGATGCTAGATACCTAGCAGCAGAATCAATTTTTGAAGATACTAGTTTGGCAGACCGCAATACTGCCCTATATAACCTGATGCTAGACCTAGCCCCAAACGCATCTGGTGTTAGGTTAATAGCCAACTTGATGGCAGATATATTGTACCCAGTTGGTTCTGTCTACTCTTCCACTAACTCCACTAACCCTGCTTCATTGTTTGGGGTAGGTACTTGGCAACCGTATGCACAAGGGCGGGTATTGATTGGCGCAGGTACTGGTAACGACTTGACAGAGAGCAATACCTTTGCAGTTAACCAGACTGGCGGTAAGTACAGACACAAGCTAACAGAGGGTGAATTGCCAGCGCACCAACACACACTACCTGTTGACAGTCTTGGCAACCAGAATATGCAATCACTCAAGGAAAGTGATGGTAATGATGAAGGGCTTAGTGCAACTTCTAAGACTGGCTCTGCTGGTAGCAATATGCCCCACAATAACATCCAGCCCTACATTGTAGTTTATATGTTTAGACGTACTGCATAAGGGGAAGGGTTATGGCTTTAATTAAGATTAGTGACTTGAGTAAGTATGGGGTAATAAGTGACATACCTTCATTCTCTACTCCTGCTAATGCATGGACTACAGCAAGGAATGTTCTGTTTAAAGATAACGGGGTTCGTAAGACTTATAACGTAGTAGTCAACTATGATGCGCTAGACGAGTATGTTTATGTGGCTTACTCTAAAGACTCCCTTATATTTTACTGCACTGCTTCCGCTATCTACTCAACTAGTGGCGGTGAGTCTACATTGCTAGTTCCTCCTGAAATAACTATTGCTGCTTCTAATGAGTGGCATATTGAAGAACTCTCCAATGTCTTAATATTTTCCTCCCCTAATAACGTGCCTTATTACTTTGATAAAGGCACTAACTTAATAGCTGAATTGCAGGGATGGAATGCCGATTGGCGAACCAATAAGATAGTTGCCTATAAGAACTTTCTTGTGGCTCTGGGCACTACTGAGAATGGGATATCTCTGCCCCAGAGAGTCCGATGGTCTGACCTCGCAATTCCGGGGGATATACCTAATGATTGGGATGCCACTAGCACCACTAACTCTGCTGGCTTTAATGACCTGTCTGAGTGTAAGGGAGACATTATAGATGCACTGCCTCTAGGTGACTCTCTAATCATCTACACAGACCTTGAGGTCTATGAGATGCGGTACACAGGGGGTAACAATATCTTCAGCTTCAGGAAGCTCTCAGACAACGTGGGCATCCTTTGCAGAGGTGCGGTAGACGTAGTTAAAAATGCCCATATCCTAGTGACCAGTGGTGATGTAGTTTCATTCACTACAGGGGGCTATCAGTCGCTGGTTCAGGACAAGATTAAGAAGTACCTCTACGAGCAATTTAATAAAGCCAAGAATAATAGGACAAGGGTACGGTATGACCTCCAGCATAATAATGTTTGGGTGGCTTACTCTACTACCTCTGACCAATCCTACATGAATGAAGTGGCTATTTTGGATTTAGCCAGTGGTGCTTGGTCATTTAAAACCATCCCACCTCTCTCCTGCATTACTAAAGGAGTATTGCCTAGTTCTTCTCTCAGAATCATTGATGACCAAGCAATAATCATTGACCATGATTCTGCATTAATTGATGGGGAATTAGGAGACTTTACAGAGTCTTCCATATATGGGGTTATTAACAATGGAGGGGTATTTAATTGGGCTATTCTAGCAGCAAGTAGTTCTGAAAACTCTACCCTTTCTTCGTTAGAAAAGCTTTATATTGATATGGATGAGTTTGGTTTACCAAATACCGTTAATAAGCAATTAAGAATAATTCGCCCACAGATTAAAGGCAGAGGGGAAATGTTTTTTTCCGTTGGCACTAGTAATGAACCAGACTCTGCAATTACTTGGTCTCCAGCTAAAAAGTTCGACCCCTCTACTGATTACCAATTAGACTTTAGGATTGATGGAAGATACCTCTCTTTACGAGTAGAAGCCTCTACTGATAAGGATTGGAGTCTGCAAAGTATTACATTAGACGTAATAGAACGAGGACTGCGTTAAGCGTCTTTACACTTAGAGGAATATAAAGATGGCTACAAATCGTGAATTGAGCACAACTTACGTTGATTTATACGACCTGTTAGGTAAGACCCCTGATACTGAAATTGCTGTGCAAGTAGTAGATGGTGCTGTTTATATTGACGAGGAAGTTACTCCTACTGGTGGTTACTTATTTAAGAAGGGTGAATGGGCTTATATTAAAGCACCTCAAGCTTGGATTAAATCAGTCTACGGCAACAGCAATATTATTGGGTAAAGGAGGATACCATGTCTATTAGACCTTCAAATTTTACAGGTGGAGTCGGTACACCATCCACAGGCACAGCACCCGTGGATTCGGTAGACGGACGTATAGGGGTTGTGACTCTTACTGACTTGTACGCATCCTCAGCACAGGGCGCACTAGCTGATACGGCAGTACAGCCAGCAGAGTTGCAAGCAGGGCTAGACGGTAAAATCTCTACAACCCTAACTGATGGCTACATCTTAATGGGTGATGCCACTAATACTGCCGTACAGCTTAATTTCTCTGACCTTGCCTTACCTGTACTTATAGAAGCACAGTCTGCAGTTGACCTAACCAAAGGACAACCAGTTTATATATCTGGAACTGCTGTAAGTGGTAAGCCAGAGGTGTCATTAGCTAACAGTACCAATGCTGCTACTATGCCAGCTATAGGTTTAGTAAGAGACCCAGTGTTAGCAGGTAATGATGTAGTCATTGTTGCAAGTGGCGTACTGGAGCATGTAGACACTTCTGCGTATGCAGCAGGACAGGCATTGTATATTGACGGTGCTGGCATACTAACTACTACTAAACCAACTGGAACAAGCTTAATACAGAAGGTAGGGCTAGTAGGCAGGAGCCATGCCAGCGCAGGCACTATTTTGGTACAGGGCGCAGGTCGAACCAACGATGTACCTAATATCCCAGAAGGGCATGTATGGGTAGGTGATGCTCAAGGTGTTGCACAGACACAAGCATTGTCTAGTTTGACTGTGCAATCTGTAGATGGTCGTACAGGTGTAGTGACGCTGAATGACTTATATGCGCAGACAGCCCATTCCCATGTCAAAGCAGATATCACTGATTTCGCAGATTCAGATTATGCTACAGCAGCTCAAGG